TGTTACTCCTGAAACTGCTGCTAATGCTGTAGGACTTGATGGTCTTCAGTTCTTAGATGTTATGCCTACTACACTAAAACCTTCTGACTTATTAGCTGCACAAACAAAAGCTATTATTGATACTACTATCCCTAAGGTGTAACTATGGCTACAAGAAATGCTTTAAATAGGTCTGTTAATAAACATCAAACTAACTTACAAAGAGTTAATATTCTTGCTCAAAAAGAAACCCGTAATGTTTTATCAGTATTACCTAATATGTCTTTTAATGAACAAGCTTCTTATGTTAGAAATATTATTCCTACTGTAATAAACAAATATGGGAATGTTGCTGCTAGTGTTGGTGCTCTTCATTATAATGAGATGCGTAGTCTTCAAACTGTTGAGTATGGATTGAAACCTTATGTTGCTACTGTTCCTATTGGGATAAGCTTTAAAGATAAAATAGATAATATGTTAGGTTTTAGTATTGCTAAAAACTCTGATAGTGGTATTAAGGCTATGGCTGCTTTTCTTATAGATGAACTTACTTTGTATGTTGCTAACTATGACCGTGAGACTATTTCTTTTAATGCTAATAATGAACCTAAAACTGTTCAGATTCAAAGGGTTGCTGAAGCTGATGCTTGCGCTTTTTGTTCTACTATTGCTGCGGCTGGTGTAGTTTATGAAGGTATCGCTTGGGATGAAGATGTTGTTACTTATGCTAACGATTATCATTCTAACTGTAACTGTTCTACTGAAGTTATTTATTCTAATAGTGCTGGTAAGTTTGATAGTAATATTCGTCCTGATTATTATGATACTTTGGAGTCTCAGTATAAGAGTGCTCAGGATGCGCAGGCTGCTATCCGTGCTGACATTGTTGACAAACATTTAAATGAGTTTAATGGTAGTTATAGTAAACTGTTTAAAGCTTACCCTGAGGCTGCTACTACAACAAAAAATGTTACTGCTCAGATGCGTTTAGTTTCTGGTAGAAGTTAATATTATTTTGTCCGATTATAGTTAGTTATATACTATATATAAGTTAGAGTATATAACTCGAAGATTTCTGACATAATGTCAGTAACAACCGCATGGTTGATTTATCCCCGCATGGAGAAAAATAATGGATACTAATAATCCTGAATCAAATAACATTGACGCTTCTGCTGAAAATGTTGAAGAAGTTAAGTCTGCCGCTGCACAGCAAACAGATGATATTGACTGGAAGCTTCAATCTCGTAAACATGAAGAGCGTGCCAAAGAAAACTTTGCTGCTGCTCAAAAATGGAAAGAGTATGAGGAATCACAAAAAAGTGAAGATGAAAAGCGTTATGAGGAACTTGCACAAGTTCGTCTAGAGAATGCTTCATTAAAGACAGAGAAACTTAAAAGCGATATTGCTTTAAAGTATAATGTTCCTAGTGAACTTCTTTTTGCTTTAAACGGTTCCACAGAAGAGGAACTTTCAACTCAGGCTGAAAAACTAGTTAGTTCTATTTCACAATCAGCTAAACCAAACAAATCAAACATTAACCCTGAACAAGGTAAGCCAAATGGTAACACAGATGGCGACTCCATAACTTCATGGGTTAATGACAATCTATTAAACAAATAAGGATAATAAAATGGCACTCGACCTTTCTCGCGTTTCTGGTAGTCTTTCACTTCCAGCTGCTGACTCAGGCATTCTCTTTGCTTCAGTCACAAAAGCATCAGCTTTTCAAAAAGCTGCTACACAAATCTCACTTCCTGGAACAGGAACAACTGTTCACAACATTGGTAAAACCACTGCTTCAGTAGTTGGCGAAACTGACATCAAGCCAGTCTCCACTCCTGCTCTTGCTAGCAAAACTGTTACTGCTCACACTTTCAGTGTTCTCGTTCCAGTATCAAACCAACTTCTTTCTGACGCTAGCGCTATCGTTAATGTTATCAAGAACGATGCTCCTCTAGCTATCGCTGCAAAGTTTGACGCTATTGTTGCTGGTGAAGGAACTGCTCCTTCTAACTTTGCTGCTCTTGACGCTGCTGCTTCACAAGAAGTTTCAAACTACGCTACCTTCATCGCCGCTCTTGGTGCTGTTGCTGCTAATGGTTCTCGTCCAACAGCTGTTGTTCTTTCAACTGCTATGTTCTACAACCTTCTTGCTATCGTTAATGGTCTAGGCGCTCCTGCTTTCGCTATCACTGATTCAACCATCAATGGTCTTCCTTACTACCTCTATGACGCTGCTGCAGCTGAGGGTTATGTTGGAGACTTCAGCCGTGCTGTTTGGGGTAATGTTGAAGGAGTTAGCCTTGCTACTTCTGACAGTGCTACAATCACTGGTGTTGGTAACCTCTTTGAGCGTAACATGACTGCTATCCGCGTTGAAGCTCGTCTCGGTTTCCAAATCGCTGACATTGCTGACTTCGTTAAAATCGTTGCCGCTGCGTAATATAATCTTAACTGATTAAACCTAATCCTGAGCATGATTAAAAACTGCTCCCCTAAACTTTAAAGGATAATAATATGGCGACATGGACAAGTTCACAAGATGTCTTAGATGTCTGGGTTGGAGATAACAAACCTGAAGATGTAGAACTCATTAACGCTTTAATACTTAAAGCTGAAACTATTATCCTTGCCACATATCCACAAATCCAAGCTCGCATTGACGCTGGCACATTAAACATTAATGTTGTTATATATACTGTTGCTGAAATGGTTGAAGCTGTTTTACGCAATCCTGAACAAAAATCTTCATACTCTTATACTACTGGTCCTTATGCTGAATCTGCTAGTTTCACTGGTTCAAAAAAAGGTATATATTTAACTAACGAACAAAAAAAACTTTTAGCTCCAAACTCTACTAACAAAGCAAAAAGCATAGACTTACTTGCTGGTTCTAACGCAGTATATGATGCTGCTGGTGTAGGTTATGTAGGTTACTTTAATAAGAATCATGAATGGGTTATTATCTCTCGCGGTAATGTTTACCCAAATGATTTAGATAACATTGAGGATAATGATTAAATATGATTATTCGTGGTAGTGAAACTGTTATTATTAAAAGAGTATTAGATAGTAATGAAGTAGATAAATATAATATGCCTATTACTACAACGACAAATATAACTATTAAAAACTGTCTTATAGCTTTCAATGCTACTAATGAAGAAGTTAATATTTCTCGTAATCCTGAAGATGCTCAACTGACTTTATATATGCCAGCTAAAACTCTTATTAAAGATGGTGATGTTTTTAATATTCGTAATACTGATTTTGTTAAAGATGGCATGGCTGCCGAATGGGTTTCCCCTTTCCCTATGACTACTGGTGTAGTTGTTATTGTGAGGAAACGACATGGCTAAGATTAAAATAGAAATGCATAATGATGTTGTTCAAGCTTTTCTTAAAAGTGATAAGATGTATAATCATCTTAAAGATATTGCTGACAAGGTTCAAAAAGAAGCTGCGGCTACCGCTTCAAATGCTGAAGATGGCGCTGGTGGAAAGATTGATGGCTATGCTGCTGCAGGCTTTGAAGTTTTTAGACATCTTGGTGGTACTCGTGTTGAAGCTTGGATTGTTTCTAAAGCTGACCCTTATATATCATGGAAAGCATACTGGCATACTCAGAAAAGAGACGGGGTTGCTCATATGAGAAAAGCCCTATATAAGTTTACTAAAAGAGGTTCATAATGGTTATATACCCTGACATTGAAGAAATCATTATAAACTATTTTAAAGATAACTTACTAACTATAACTGGTTATGAGAATGTTAATATTGCTCCTATTAAATCTATGAATGATAATGCTAGTGAAGTAATAATAACTGCTGCTTATAATGCTGATATATCTCAAGTTCATCGTAATGCTAGTTTAGTTTTAGAAGTTTATTCTGATACTTTTGAAAAAGCAAACACTTTAGCTTTAGTAGTTGATGCTCTTATTCGTGAGGCAACTGTTAATGAAATAAAAAAAGTTACTGTTGTTGTTGGTCCAGTTAGATTAACTGAATCTTCCACTTCAGAAAAACGAAGCCTATCAGTAGACTTAGTTATTAAAGCAACACAAATGTAATCCAAACGGATTTAAACCACTCAACCATAACAAGGAAATATATTATGACAAACACTCCCGAAAATGTTCGCATTGCGGTTACTGGGGCTATCTCTAAGGCTGCCTTTGGTGTCGCTGCACCTACCTCTGGAACTGAAGTTCTTAGTGGCTCATGGGCTTCACTAGGTCTTATTCACTCTGACGGTGTAGAAGCTGCTACTGACAAATCAACTAACTCTATCTATGCTTGGCAGGATGCACAAAAAGTGCGCACCACTGTTACTGAGGCTTCCTCAACTTTCAAGTTCAAAATGCTTGAAACTTCTGTTGCTACTTTTGAAGCATACTTTGGTTCAACTGTTAATATTGTTGATGGTAAAATAACTGTTAACCCTGCTGCTACAACTAAAGGTCAGTTCGTTATTGATGTTATTGATGGTGCTAACTCTATTCGTTACTACCTTTCAAACGCTGAAATCACATCTGTTGATGCTCTAACTTTCGCTAACGGTGACGCTGTTTCTTATGGTGTTACTGTTGAAGCTTATGGAACATATGACATTTGGGTTTCATCTTTCATCGCTGATTAAGTTTTAAGACTAGAGGTAGCCTATTTAGCGGATAGTAGGCTACCTCTATTAATATCCGTTATATTCGCAAACAAAGGTTATCATGTTAGAAAACAATAAAAAAACATTTAGTTTTGATTTTGAAGGTAAGACTATTACTATTCCTGATATCAAACATATCCCTAACGCTGCTATTCGTAAGACTCGTCATATCCTTGATGATGTTGATAAGTCTTATACTATTATTGAGTTAGTAGTTGGTGAAGATTCAGAAGCTATGGAAGCATTTGATAAAATGACTGTTGAAGAGTTTACTGCTGTTATCTCAGACTGGACTCAAGGTGCATCCTTGGGGGAATCTTCTGGCTCCGAGAGTTAATAGAAAAACATACTGCTGAAATAACAGCAGACTTTCGTAGCCGTTATAATCTATCAATAGAAAAAATAGGTAAAGATTATAGTTATAAAGAAGCTATATATTTAACTATAATACTTTTAAAAGATACTTCAACATGGTTAGGTGCTGTTTATAACCAATGGAAATATCCAGCTTCTAAAGAATATATTATGCAGTTAAATACATTTGACTTGCTCTTAGCTGCTAATAGTAAAAAGAAACCTAAACCTCTTCAACGCCCTTATCCTACTGAAGAAGATAAAGAAACTTATCGTGATGGTCATGTTGGTAATATAACAAAAGTTAACCAAAACAAAGTAAGAGAACATCTAGCTAAACTAGGACATACACTTAAAGGACAATAATGGCTGAACAAGCAATATCAACAATGTATGTTAATATTATACCCTCAATGAAAGGCTTTAATCAAAGTCTGACTGGAGAACTAACATCTTCTGGTGCTAATGCAGGAACAACTTCAGGTAGCGCTATTGCTACTAATATGAAGAAATCTGTATTAGGTGGATTAGGTGGTATCGGTGCTGCTGTTGGTGGAGCTTTTGCTATAGGTTCTATTGTTAACTTTACTCAATCTATGATTAAAGCTGGTGAAGAAGAGGTTCAAGGTAACCGTAGGTTAGAAGCTCTTGTTGCAAATAATAATGCTTTTGCTGGTTCTTCTAAAGAAGTTTCTAAAAGGATTCTAGAACAGACTGGTAAACTTTCTGTTCTTAATGGTCTAGATGATGATAGTATTAAACTTACACAAGCTAAACTTTTAGCTTTCGGTGATGTTGCTAAAAGCGCTGGAACTGTTGGTGGAGTTTTTGATAGGGCTACACAGTCTGCTATTGACCTTGCTGCTTCTGGTTTTGGTAGTGCTGAAGATAATGCTGTTAAACTTGGTAAAGCTTTACAAGACCCTAAACAGTATATGGATGCGCTTGCGCGTTCTGGTGTTGTTCTAACTGATGAGCAGAAAAATCTAGTTATTGCTATGCAAGATGCTGGTGATATGACTGGTGCTCAGTCAGCATTGCTTGATATTCTTGAAGGTAAGTATGGTGGCGTTGCTGCTGCTACTGCTCCTGCTAGTGCTAAACTTGCTGCTGCTTGGGATAATGTTACTGATGCTATTGGAACTGCTCTTTTACCAACAGTTGATGAGGTTACTAAAATACTTATTAATGATGTTATTCCTGCTATTACTAGTTTTATTGACGAGTTTAAAAAAGGTAATACTCCTCTTAATGATTTCTTAAATATCCTTAAAGATATGATAGATTATGTTGTTACTAACTGGGATTGGTTATCTAAACTTGCTCTTGCTATTGGTGGAGTTGCTCTTGCTATTGGTATAGCAAATGTTATTTTAGGTATCTATGAAACTGTTGTTGGTATTTCTACTTTAGCTACTTTGGCTTTTAACGCTGCATGGCTTGCTAACCCTATAGTATTAGTAGTATTAGGTATAATAGCAGCTATAGTTTTAGTTGTCGCTGCAATATGGTTGATTGCTAGTAACTGGGATGCTATTGTTGCTTGGGTTTCTGCTGGTATTAAAACTCTTGGAGACTTTTTTGGTACAGTCTTTGGTGCTATTGGTGAATGGTGGAATGGTGTCATTAATGGTATTGTTGTTGGCTTCCAAAATGCTGTCGGTTGGATAAGTGGTTTACTTAATAATCTTGGTAGTTTCTTTAGTGCTGTTTGGAATGGTATTGGGGAAGGTTTCCGTGGAACAGTCAACTGGATTATTGGACTATTTGAAGGAATGTTAAACTTTATTATTAACGGTATTAACACTTTCCTTAGTCTTCTTAATGGTGGGCTTGGTGCTATAAAAGACTTAACAGGTATTGACCTTAAGATTGGTATGTTGAGCACTGTTGCTCTTCCTCGTCTTGCTAAGGGTGGGTTTGTTAATCAACCTACTACTGCTATTATTGGTGAAGCTGGACCTGAGGTTGTTACTCCACTAAAAGATTTTGAACGCATGATGGGTATTGGTGATACCAAAAATAATGGGCAAACAATAGTTTACAATAACTATGCTAACCCTGGTATGACTTCTGAACAACTACTTATTGAAGGCATGAAACGCGCTAAACTACAAGGGGCTGTATAATGAACGATATTAGTATTAGTCTAGTAGGAAGCAACGGCGATATTATCGTTCTTGGTGATGATGTTTCTGAAGCATCATATATTATTGGGCGCGATGTTACTGGTTTTGGTTTAACAGGTTTAAGTGTTAACATTGTTGATGGTGCTGGCGATGGTGGAAAATATCTTTCTACTCGTAGGCTTTCTCGTAATGTTGATTTACCTATCTATACTATTGCTGATGACCGTGATGGTGTTGAAACTAAACTCCGTCGTTTGGGTAGTATTCTTTCAGGTAAGGTTCGTATTAAAGCAACCTATGATTCAGGTAATGAGTTTTGGCTTGATGGTTATATGGTTACTGGTGGGGATGTTACTTATGGAACTGATGCTGGTAAAGATTATGCTAAATGGACTATTCAAATAACTTGTCCTCAGCCTTATTGGACTAGCAGTTTTGCTACTACAAAAACTTTAACTGGTGCTGGTATTGTTTCAACAAGTCTTACTAATAATGGTGACATTAACGCTCCTATTAAACTTGCTGTTACTGGTCCTCTTTCTTCTATAAACTTTAATAATGCTTTTGGTAACTTCACTTATGAG